ATAAGCACCACGCTCTAACCAACTGAGCTATGAGAACGGTGCACTTGACTATGTTACTAGCCAACCTGTATAACATTGATCATAGGTGTCTAAACTTTAAGTATGTAATCATAAAACGTAATTTTTGTATTTCCTCCCTGTATGAAGTTAGTAAACTTTTGAGCATTCTCGAAAGCCTCTCCAGCGACTTTCACGGAGAGGATCGTATCGTACGCACACGCCTCGACATCCCGGATAACAAAACCGGGGTTCACAATCTTTAGCTCAGTATCTACCTCTTCCTGAAGAAAATCAAAGACATCCTGATATTCACACGCCTCAGCGACGACAACTACGGCATACCCATATCTTTCATAGTTTTCTTTGATCTGTTTCATCGTGACCGAGTTGACTGTTTGGCGATTTATGACATCAGTCACTTTCGAATACTTCGCATATGTGGCATTAGTCGATAGTCCTGTGACACGGTGTCCGGGTGCTTCCACAAATACAATCGAATTGGTTGTGGACGCTTCCGTGTGAGCATAGTCAATATACTTTGCAAACTCTTGTACAGCTGTTTGAAACCCAATGGATTCCATCCCAGGAATATCATCGAAAACAGTTTTAGCGATACCGATGATGTTTGTGTTCACGCGTTCATCGAGTGCGAGTTGTGCGGCACTTTTCATGGATTCGTTACCGCAAATACAGTAAAGTCGGTCGAACTCATTCACCGTATCTATGACTTGATCTAATTTCACAGATTCACAAGATACACGGAGAATAGAACCAGCACCTTCTTCGATTTTTTTACGGGACAGTTCCGTCCGAATATTGTTATTGAGCCCTCGAAACCCTTCATTAAATCCGATGATTCGACTATCCCTAGAACTTTCAAGGCGGGTAAGGGTATAGATAATGTTATTGACACCCGGACACACACCACCGGCAGTGAGGATACCCACGTTCATTTATTATTCATAAGATCTTATCTTTTATGTACATTCCGGTGAAAAATCCTAGTACATTTGTCAAAGTATCACCTACCGAAAAGTGCCACGTGTTTTCCTGTGAATTCTTGATACCCAACACACGGTCGATAAAGTTTTCATGTTTGGGTTTACCGCCGTATACTCGCCGAAACCATAGAGGTGTTTCTTCATCTGACTTATAAAGATACCCACCAAACTTTTTTGAAGATAACCAATATTCAAAAATCTCCCACGCGACGCCTAGTGTAATCCAAAACCAAAATTGTTTTGGGAAAAGAGCACCTAGAAGTGTGAAGAAGAGAAAGTGACTATACTGAAACCCGTAAAATTCGGTGCGGAAACAATCCTCTGGTGTATTCTCACGCGAACAGTAGTTTGCGTATAAGAAAAACCATGTCGTGAATAATAAAATGATGAGTACCTTCATCATTTTATTATCCAAACACATTTTAATAATGTGCCTTAAAATAATTTAAGCGTATTAGCCAGTTCGCCCATCAATACGATCTGTTGAGACATCACCATCAGTTTCGCCATGTCCGTCTTAGGAGAAATATCACCGTACCCGACGGTACTCATCGTGGTGAACGCAAAGTAAAATGGGTCCAGTGGCGATGTGAAACCAAAACTCGCGGGATCCATCTGACTGTACAGGATACCATACACCATCGTGATGACGAGTATATTCACAAAAGTCTTCATCTTTATTATACCTCAACAGAATTTTGTCGAGGTAAATCGTGACTCCTCCTCTTGAAGTTTAGTTTTCTCACACTCTTCATCCATCTGGACACTGGGTTTGCTGTAGAAGATATGGTCGACGCCGCGTCATCACTCATGATGATACTGAGACCGTTACACACATCAGGTTTATTTTCTCTATCCGGAAACTCTATGTTGAAAGCCTGTATCGATATAGCCGGTATATCTGGGGCATCATCGAGGAGTCGGTCGTATTCCTGACGCGCTTTTTGTACAAATTCGAGTACATCCTCCCTGTGTTGAACATCGAGGGATAACTCCATGTCGATATTCCTATAAAACTTAGAGTATTGAACACACATCGCAGAGTGTGCCTCGGCTAGGTTCGCACTCTGACTAAACTTACTTATCGAAGTGAGAATGCCACCGAGAACGTTGAGAAAGGCGAAAAAGTACTGAACCACGATAATTTTCGTCTTTGTACTCGAGTCCACGTCGTCGTTCCCACTTGGATTAAGGACAGCGAATCCACCGACACCGGTGATACTCGCGATGACTATACTCGGATAGGAGAGATAGTCGTGTTGCTTTTTGAAATAAAGACGCGCGTGGTTATGAAGCCATCGATATCCCGCCGCCTTCTCTGCCCAGCGTATGAGAAGTTGCTCCTGCTTCTCACACCAAAAATGCTCATGGGGCACATCCACTTCACCCATTACTTTACCTGAATATTTTTTGCACACTCCCTCGCGAGAGTGTCGACTGCTTCATTTTGAGGATGACCATTATGCGCCTTAACCCAACGCCACTCGATCATTTTGATTTTTTCACGGAGTGTGTCGATTTGAATCCAAAGTTCCTTATTTTTTACGGGTGTCCCTGCGGAGGTCATCCACCCGTTCTTCTTCCAGTTGATAATCCATTTGGTGATACCATTCTTGACGTAGTTACTGTCCGTGAAAATGCGCACCTCCTCAATACCTCTCTTGACACACTCTTCAAGAGCTTTCGCCACGGCGGTCATCTCCATGATGTTATTGGTCGTCTTTGCCGCGGCACCACACAACTTGAGGTCTTCACCTATGGCTCCCCATCCACCAGCTCCGGGGTTTCCGAGACAGCTTCCGTCTGTGTAGATTTCGTACATACCTTCTTATTGAGGGTCTCTTTTATATCGTACCGAGAAGAAGAGCTAAAAACGTACCAAGACATAAGAAGCAGCCTGTGATGCCATGAATATTCATGCAGGTTGGTTCAGGTTTAGTTACACCACAAAGTATGGTCTGTGACAAACTGAGTGATGACGAGGACATACAGGCTAGAAGTATAATCACGATAGCGTTCATTTATATTAGCTCACATTTTAAGATATTCGGGTATCTTAAAATTTGAATTTTTTTAAAAAACTAAGACTAAATGCTTAGTTGGAGAACGCGAGGCCACCCATACCCGACTGGATGCGGAGGACGTTGTAGTTGGTCGCGAACATGTGCATGTTGACGGCACCGTTGGACGCCTTCTGCACAACCTGGACCTGCGCGTTGTCGATGCGGGAGAAGTTGCAGGTGCCGGTGGGCTGGTGCTCCTCGGGCTTGAGCGCGAAAGAGTACGAGTAGATACCGGGCGCGGGGTTACCGGAGTGGTGGTTGAAGGGCTGCACCTGGTTGAAGTACTTACCCTTCTGCTCCTTGAAACGGTCCTGGCCGTTGAGGATGAGCTTGAAGGTGTCAAGGGGGCCGACAGCCTCCTCGGTGTACTGCTCAGTGGAGACACCGGTGGCGTACAGAGGGGTACCAACCGCAGAGATGGGCACGAAGCAGTTGGACAGATCGGCAGTGTCGAGAGGGTTGGACTGGAGAACGATGTCGTCGTCGTTGGACGCGGAGGTGAAGTTCCACAGGGTGTTCTTGTTGGTGGCAACGTTGGAGAAGCACCACACGAGCTCCTTGACGGGGTGGTTGTAGGAGAGGCGGACCTGCTTGGTACCGGCCGAGGTGACGGTGTCGGTACCGGTGTGCTGCACCTGCTCGATCAGGTACTCGTGACCCTTCTGGGCGAAGCGGCGACGCTCCTCGGTGTCGAGGTACACGTAGTTGGCCCACACCTTGAAGGTCTGGGTGTCGAGGTAGGTGGAGAAATCGGACGCGAGGTCGATGTCGATGCGCACCTCGTGGTACTGGAGGGCGATGAGGGGCAGGTAGAGACCGGGGTTGCGGTTGAAGAAGAAGATGAGGGGCAGGTACACAGTGTTGGTGGCACCCGCGGTGGTCATCTTACCCCAAGTGGCCTTCTTGGACTCATCGAGGTACAGCTCGGAGTACATGCGCCACCACTTCTGGTAGTGCTTGTCGATGCGCTGGCCACCGATGGAAAGCTCAACGTTGTTGATGGCACGCTCGGCGACCCAGTTGCAGTCGTCGACGGACTCGGAAGTCGCGGTGTTGGAAGTGAGCGACTTGAGCTCGAGGTACATGTCACCGACGAGATCACCGTTACGGGCGACGGTGACGGACACGCGGCCGGAGTTGGCGGCAGTACCGTTGACGGTCTGCTCGATGTTCTCCATCGCGAAGTTGGTGTGGCGCTTGTATTTCGCCTGGAAGAAGGTCACCTCAGGGTTACCGGTAAGGTAGACATCCTGGGCACCGTAAGCTACGAGTTGCATGAGACCGCCAGCCATTTTGAGAGTTGTTGTACTATAAGCAGAGAAAATAATTTCAGCTGAACGCGCATTTCCCGACCCCAATTTTTCTCAGTCCATTATAAATGTCGACACAGCCTGATGAAATTGAGAACGAAATCGAGGAGGGTGAGATTGTATCTGAAAGTGAGGATGAGCTTTCGATTGTCGAGAGTGATGATGAGGGTGAACCAATCGACATCGCTGAATTGATGACCTCCCTACTGGCTACCGAAGATGGGGACACTGTTTGCTCGGCACTCGTCAATATCGCGAACCAGCTTCAGACCCAAAATAAAATTTTGATAAAGATGTTGAGTAAAATAAATTCGGCTTAAGGATAAAACCTATAGTATGTGTAATGAGAGAAACTCACTTCATTGATAAGGACCCTAACATCTATGAAGCACTCACAGAGCTTCAGAAACGTAACGTTCAGTCAATGAATGAAGAACAAATTCTAAAAATTATCGAAGACTTTGAGTTTCGATGGTACCTACATGATACAGAAGGCTACTCCCCCTGTATGGAGCGAGCGACAAAATTAGGATACCATCAGTTTATTCACCCAGACAACTTCAACGAGATTGGTATTCCCAAACCAGATCAGATCGACATCATGGCTATCCGGGGCATCAAGAATCGAATGATTAACTTTCTCATCCAGCTTAACAATCACGTTCAGATCCACATCAACGATTACAAGTATGATGATGAAGTGACGATCAACAAGCGAATTAATAACATCATCCTACAGATTGAAGATGGTTTCGAGAATGTTCGACGTCATCAGATTTCGTACGAACGGGTGATTGCTCCAACCGCTCTTCCCCAAGTGAGTGTGTACACAGATCCATCCACGATGGATGAGGAAGAGATTGAAAAATCTTCACCTTTCCAAAAGTGTCTGATGATCACACTCAAAGAGGCGTACCGTGCTGGGTATCGTCGGTACAAGGGTCAATGCTGTGAAGAGATTAAGACGGTCGAGGGTCACCGAACCAGGGCCTGGAACCCAATCTTCACCATCGAGGAGTTTGTCTATTCTCTTCCAAAGAAGGAGAGTAACTTTACGAATTGGAAGAATTTTACGAGTAAGGGTTCAATCTTTAGGGATGTGATTGATAACATCTCAAAGTGCGAAGATGCACAGTTTCCCGAAATTAAAAAGAGGCGTCATGTGTGGTCATTCAAGAATGGTGTTTTCGTGGGGAAGGAGTGGATTCCCGACCGTGGTGTGTACGACTGTCGTTTCTACCCGTACAAGAGTGATAAGTTTGCGTGCCTCGACCCGAGTATCGTCGCCTGTAAATACTTTGATCAGCAGTTTGATGACTTTTCCCATATCGAAGACTGGACAAAGATTCCGACACCTTATTTCGATTCGATCCTGAAGTATCAGAAATTCAACGATGAAGTGTGCAACTGGGCCTATGTGATGGGAGGTCGCCTATGTTTCGATGTCGGCGAGCTCGATGGATGGCAGGTGATTCCATTCTTCAAGGGTATCGCCCGTTCGGGTAAGTCGACGCTCATCACGAAAGTGTTTAAGAAGTTTTATGAGAATGAAGATGTGGGAACACTTTCTAACAACATCGAGAAGAAGTTTGGTCTTTCTGCGATTAAGGATTCCTTCATGTTCATCGCTCCAGAGGTGAAGGGTGATCTCGCTCTCGAACAGGCTGAATTTCAGTCGATCGTTTCCGGGGAGGACGTTTCCGTCGCCGTAAAGAACAAGACTGCCATGTCCTTCGAATGGAAAGTTCCGGGTGTACTGGGTGGTAACGAAGTTCCAAACTGGAAAGATAACTCGGGTTCCGTACTTCGTCGTATTCTCCCGTGGAACTTTGGTAAGCAGGTACAAGATGCGGATCCCCAACTCGACGAGAAACTCAATATGGAGTTACCCATCATTCTGCTAAAGTGTGTTCGTGCGTACCTTGATTATTCGAATAAATATAGGAACAAAGATATTTGGAATGTCGTTCCAGCGTATTTCAAGCAGATCCAGAAACAGGTTGCGATGGTGGCGAGTAGTCTGACGAACTTCCTCGAGTCTACGTATGTCGTGGTCGGCGAAGAATTCTTCGTACCCCAGAAAGACTTTGTGGCCAAGTTTAACCAACACTGCAAAGAGAACAACCTCGGGAGTCACAAGTTCCACCAGGATTTCTACGCGGGACCATTCAGTTCGCGGGATATTGAGGTGCGTGTCGAAACGGTCAAATACAAAGGAAGAATCTGTAAGAATCAACCTATCATTTATGGTTTGGATATTGTATCCGATGACTTAACATATACAGATGATAACTAAAAAAAATATCCACCAGTAGTAATATGAGCCAGAGGGTCAAGGAATTTGTCCGACAATCTGGAGTAGAAGTTCAAAGTCCAGACTCAAATTCGAATGATGAGTTTGCGAAAGAACTCGAGCAGAATATGCTTCGGAGACAGCGTGAACGCGCTGCGGGATTTCGCTCACCCCCACGACCGATGCCTCGTCAGGTTCAGGTTCCCCAACGTCTTCAAAGGAATCTAGTGAATGATCGTTCGTATGCGGGCGCCTTTAAACATTTTGAAAATGAATTCGATGATGTGAATGAGGAAAAAATAGCTAATAACATACTCCGAGAATTTGATTCCCCTCTTCAATTTAGTAAATTCAATCCGGGTATGTTCAACGCCACGGTAGATTCCGGGTTTGGACAGAAGGATACCGTTGTTGATCTTAAAAAAACACTCGCCAAGAGACCTTTACCTAAAACACCTATTGGTGAGGGTCTTTATTTAGACACGAAGGAGATCAAGGGTGTGTATGGACAGTTTAAGACGGGGTTTTCCCATACCCGGGAAGCTGGTCCCAAAGGTTCTATCAATAAGAACTTTTTCAGTGTACAAATCATGCTCACGCTTTCTAATGACATGGAAAGTAAGGGTGCCACAGTAAACATTTATCGAAACGGAAAGATTCGTTTTTCTGGTGGGTTCGTGGGCACTGACATCGCCAATCAACCCGAACTCATTCGCAGGTTTATCGTTGATAATTACACGGAACGTCAACCATTCTTCTACAACCCGTTCACATACAACAACTTGAGTGGACAATTCAGAATCAACGGGGTTTTCAAGAGCTTACTTGTGATCGCGAGTCGTCAACGAATGTACGGTATGACGAACATGTCGATCCTTGAAGAACAGACACCCTTCCTTTATGTACCCATCGAGAACATGACTCTAATCTTCTCGAAAAGTGGGAACATCCAGGTTGTGGGGGCAAAAACCCCGGGTGTTATGCTGAAGGGATACGACATCGCCAAGGAACTGGTCGAGAAATTGTACAAAGATGACCAGATTTTGGTAACAGGTGTCTTCGACGAGGGTGTGAAACCCAGAAAGACAAAGAAGAAAGTTGTTTCACCAAAGAAGAAATCGAATGAGAATGGACGCATGTCAAAGGCTGAGCTCGTAGCGCTCGCGAGACGCAAAGGTGTCGTCAACTTTAGGGTAAAAACCAGTGATGGTTCTAGACTCGCGACCAAAGATGAGATCCGTGCTAAGATCAAGAACCTGTCCAATAAAAAGAATGTGTCGTTTAAAAATAAAAATAAGAATGTCAAACTCTCGGGTAATGGCAATACTTTTAGGGTTGGTCGTAAGATATGTACCGACTTGAAAAAGGATGAACTTCTTCGTATCGCCGCGATTCTTAAAATTAAACCGGGTGAGAAAGACACCAAGTTGGACTTGTGTAAGAAGATCCAAGGTGTGCGAAACAACCTAGCCAAACCTTCTCCACCACCCAAACCTAAACCCACCAAAAAGAACGTCGTGGCTGCCAAACGCAGTGTCAAGAAGGCTGAGGTGATGAAGAAGAGAGGTCTCGATGAAAACTCTATTCGCAAGGATATCACCAAACTTTATGGTGACAA